GTGATGGACGCGGCATTGTAGCAGTGGAATGACGTGACCTTGCCGTTCGCCAGGTGGAACACGTCGCAGCACGGAACATCGATCGTGCGACCTGTCGGCGCAAGTGTGCCGGAGGGAAGGGGCAGATCGCCGAGGTGCGTTCCGCGAATGGCCAGTTCCACCACCACGACGTCGCCCGCCGTGTAGAGCTTGAACAGCTCGCGATGAATGTCCGGGAAGGCGGTGGTCAGCCTGCCGATATAGTCGCCGATCGCTCGACCGCGCAGCGTTGCCCCGGTGGGAATATCGGTCAGGTAGCCGTCGTCGGAGAAGGCGGCAACGAACCGTTCCATGTCCGATCCTTCGCCTTCCGCCATATCGTAGAGCTCGCGGATGATCGCTTCGTTGTCAGGCATTATGGGGTCCTTCGTGAAACCGGATAGGGCGGGCGAGCGGTGCTCAGATCTGCGCCTGCCCACCATCGGTGAACAGTTCGCTGCCGTTCACGAAGCTCGACTCCGCAGAGGCTAGGAACAGGGCTGCGGCGGCCGTCTCGTCCGGCGACCCAAGCCGTCCAAGCGGAATCTGCGCCTCCATGGCCGAGACAAACGATCGTCCCGCTTCTTCGCTCGGAGATAGGCCGTGAAGGCCGGGCGTCGACGTGGCGCCTGGCACCAGCACGTTGACGCGAATGTGGCGCGGGGCAAGGTCGAGGCACCAGTTGCGGGCGAAGCTGCGGATCGCCGCCTTGCTGGCACTGTATACGCTGAACGCCGCCGCCCCCGAACTGGCGGTCGTAGAGCCGGTCAGGATGACCGAGGCGCCGTCCACCAAAAGCGGCAGCGCCTTCTGCACCGTGAACAGCGTACCCTTTACGTTGGTGGCGAATGTGCGCTCGACATGCTCTTCGGTGATGTCTCCAAGAGCCGCGAATTCACCGCCGCCGGCATTTGCAAACAGGACATCGATCCGGCCAGCTTCGCGAGCCACAACGTCGTAGAGTCTGTCGAGGTCTTCGAGGCTTGCTATGTCACCCTGCACGCCGATTGCGCCGTGGCCGACTTCGGCCACCGCTGCGTCGAGCTCGCGCTGCCTTCGGCCCGTCATGAATACGCGCGCGCCCTCGCTTGCGAAGCGTTTGGCGCTTGCCAACCCAATACCGCTATTGGCGCCTGTTATGACGGCCACCTTGTCTTTCAAACGATCCATCGACGTCTCCTTTCGGTGTTGGATCCGATATGGACAGGCGCTGTCGCAGAGACTAGTACGGACAAAAAGGTTAGTGAAAGGATTGGGATGTGAGCCAGGGTAATTCCGACTGCGGCCTCGACGTCGCGCTTGCCGTAATGGGCGGCAAATGGAAGCCGATCATTCTGTACCACCTGCGCCCGGGGCCACGGCGTTTCGGCGATCTTCGCCGTTTGGTAACAGGCATCAGCGAGAAAGTGCTGATCCAGCAGTTGCGAGAGCTCGTCGCGGCGGGCGTCATCGTGCGTCGTGACTACAGCGAAGTGCCGCCCAAGGTCGATTACACCGTGACGCCCTTCGGGGAGACGCTGGTCGAGGCGCTGATGCCGCTCTGCGCCTGGGGCAACGAGCATCGCACCCAACTCGAGGCCCACGGCCTTGTGCCAGCTATGGCAAAAGCCTTACCGTCGCATGGCTCGTGACCCCATCGAAGAGTCCTTAGCTTATATCCGCAGTTCACTCCCGCATACGCGGATATTGGACAAGTGCGCATGAGCGAATCGTGCGCAAAGCGTGCGAGGGGAACGCGACGCCCTTACTCGGGTGAGCCAGTGTGGTCAGCACTAAGCTTCTATCGCTCCATCACCGGTCGGCACCTCAGCTGGCGCATGTGAACATTGGCCAGGCTCTTGCGGTCCTGTCGCCAATTGTAGCGGAGATGGTGAAGGCTTTTTGGCTGACAGCCTTGCATGAGGCGGTACGATTCGCGATGGGCTCTTATGGGGTCTCCTCAAGAGTGAGGTATGCCCAAAATTGGGCTGACTCCAATGGGGCGAGTCTCAGGACGAAGGCAGAAGTTGCTGAATACGATCCGCAAACTACGCATCCAGGGCGATCAGGACGTGACGCGTTCAAACATCAATGGGTGATCATTGCGATAGGCGACTTGGCCAATCTGCTTGTATCCTAGAGACTCGCAAACTCGCAGTGAGCCAATATTCTCAGGATGGATGATGCAGACTGACCGCTCCATAGCGTGCGTTTTGGTCATCCAGCGATGGATGGTCTCAGCGGCTTCTTTTGCGTAACTGACCTGAGCCCCAAGTCCCCTCCGGTTTTACGGAGAGTCCTTGGGTTGATGTTTGGCCCTAAGCGGCCTGTTTTTCCAGTGCCAGATTGCTGGCGAATTCGCTGGGCGTAAGATTGCCCAGCGAGGAATGGGGTCTGTGGTGGTTGTAGTCATCCTTCCATGCACTGATCCGCATCCTGGCCTCAGCCAGTGACGAGAACAGCGTCTCGTTGAGGCATTCATCGCGGAAGCTGCCATTGAAGCTCTCGATGAAGCCGTTCTGCATGGGCTTTCCTGGCGCGATGTAGTGCCAGTCGATCTGCCGGTCCTGGGACCAGCGCAGGATCGCCATGCTGGTGAACTCGGTACCATTGTCACTGACCACCGTCGTGGGCCTGCCTCTTCGTGCAATAATCGCATCGAGCTCACGCACCACCCGTCGCCCGGAGAGCGAGGTGTCTACGACCAAGGCGAGGCATTCCCTTGTGTGGTCATCGACAACGGTCAGCACCCGGAACCGCCGGCCATCGGTGAAAGCATCGCTGACAAAGTCCAGGCTCCAGCGTTGGTTAGGCTGGTCCGGCACGATGATCGGACGCCGTGTTCCCAAGGCGCGTTTGCGGCCGCCGCGCTTGCGCACCTGCAGCTTCTCCTCGGCATAAAGTCGCCTGAGCTTCTTGATGTTCATCTCGATACCCTGTCGCTGCAGCATCACGTAGATACGACGATATCCGAACCGGCGCCGCTGGGCGGCAACGGTCTTCATCGCCTCTCGCAGCTCACGATCATCCGGCCGCAGACTGCGATACCGCACGCTCGATCGATCCACAGCCAAAGCTTCACACGCCCGCCGCTGGCTCACCCCATGCACCAGGCAGGCATGAGCCACCGCATCCCGCTTTGCGTCGGGCGTCACCATTTTTTTGCTGCGACATCCTTGAGGATGGCATTATCCAGCATCGCCTCGGCCAGAAGCTTCTTGAGCCGGGTGTTCTCGTCCTCCAGCGTCTTCAGCCGACGGGCGTCCGACACCTCCAGACCGCCATACTTGGCCTTCCACTTGTAGAAGGTCGCGCTGCTGATGCCGTGCTTGCGACATAGGTCCGTCGTCCCCAGCCCGGCCTCCTGCTCCTTCAATATCGCGATGATCTGCTCTTCGTTGAACCTGCTGCGCTTCATGCGTCCGCCCTCTGTTGCGGCGGACTCTACCAAAATCTGGAGGAGATCTAGGGGCTCAGGTCAGAACGACAAGCCCATATTTATTTATTTTAGCTAGATCATCATGCCTGAGGTCATAATAGATTTCTCCATCCTCAGTGATTAACGGCGTGACCCGATTAGGTTCCAATATGTGTAAGGAAATTACTACGTTTCTAGCATCTCGCCTCTTGAGGACGTAGGTATTGCCATTTGTCAGTTTCGAGTGAATCCAGTTTTCAATAAACTGCTGTCTGGACTGATATGGATTAGGCTTTCTGAGAACCGGAGAGAATGATGGGCTATCCACATTGGTCCATATTCCATCACTGTCCTCTAGAGAAAGCTGTAGTCTTAGCTTTCCGATATCGCTGGCTATTAAATTGATGCAGCGAAACAGCGTAGGATTGGTGAGAACGCTTTCGTTTGTGTATTCGATATTGCGTTGCCAAGAACCAGTAAAAGCCTCTTTGATTGTTCCAGCGAACGAGCCATTGCTATTAGCTACGATAGGACGGGCTGTCTTAGCGGATTTAGTGATTTCCCAATTAAACAGCTTCATTCCTTTGTTTCCTTCTTTGGCTTTCTCCGTCGCTGATTAGGTTTCCTCTGTTCAGGTAGGGTACTGCTAGCAATAGGCTCTAGTTCGCTCTTGCGTGGCTGCTGAGAGGTTTCCTGCTTTGTCTGGTATGATGCTCTACCCAAAGCCACTAGAAGCCGCCCATGAGCGTTTGTAGCGGTAAATTCATCACCGGCAGTTAGCATCCGGGTTCCGTACTTGAAGCCAGAGAGTGCTTTGAGTGATTTTGTAGTCAAGGGAATACCTCCACTGATTAGAAATGACTAAAGGGCCAGCGGTAAGGCCAGCCCAATAGGTTTAGGAGGTTTGTGGAGTTATTCGCCTAGAGCGCCATAATCAGCACCAGAGATAACGGCAACTGCATTCGGACGACGCTTGCCCCAGTTGATAAACCGCTCAGCACGAATGCCGACTAGATTATTCTGGAATAGCGAGACAGGTGCAGCGCTGGAACCGGCTGGATTGGTGTCCATGATTAGCGAAGCTTCACGGCTAGCGTCGAGGACAATACCTTCCTCAGCTAGGAGAATTTCGTTTGTCTTGACCAGAACAATACGGCCCTGAGTGACAGGAGCTTCCGAAACGACAACTGGTAGACCAAAGAAGGTGCCACCATTCATTGTTAGACCGGGGAACTCTGGATTACCTACGGCATTCTGAAGCATCGAAATGGCAAGCGCCTGAGTAGCGGACATGATCCAGTAGGAACCGGCTACGGGCTGACCAGCGGCAAGGAACTGACGGAACACTGCCTGTACGTCTGCCTTGAGGTTATCAGCAGTGGTGCCAGATGCAGGGATTGCAGTGACGCCATTGGTAATCGAGGCAGGGGATACGTTGGTCACAGCGGCCTTGGTTGGGTCAAGGAATGCGGTGTCCAGGAAGGAGGCAATAGAGGCGATTAGATCGGCCTGAACAATGCCTGTGACCTGGGGATTGGAAAACTTTACAAGCTCGTCTGAAACGACAACGATACCGGCTAGCTTGGCAAATCCGAGCTGCTGAGCATTGAAGGCTAGTTCACTGACTGGCTTTGGTGTCGCTTCGCCCACCCAGTTGACTGTTGATCCTGCGGACTGACCGACAAGGCGCACATTGAAGGGTACACGGCGGAAGCCATCTAGCTTACCAAGGATTGTCTCAGGGCGTAGAAGCTCAACGAACTCACCGGCCATGGTCTGGTATTCGACAAGGGGTCTTGCCCAATCTGCATCGGTTGTGGTGCCGGCAGCTACAGCAGCCTTAAGGACTGTCTCAACCTCTGGTGTGTCCTTGAAGCCTTTGGCGATCTCAGCAGCTTGCATGAGGTTGCCCTTTGAGCGGGCTAGAGCCATTGCATAGTGAGTGAAGGCTGTACCCTTAGGAAGGTTGGAGCCCTTAACGATAACCTGTTGACGGTCACGAACTCGGCCAGCGTCACTAGCGGTGCGAACACCTTCGATACGGGTTGCCTTTGAGACTGCCTCACCTTCACGAGCCTTGAGCCGTTCAATATGGGCTTCAAGAGATTTGGTTTCGGCCTCTAGCCGGTCATACTCGTCACTGTCATCAGCGGAGAGCGTAACGCCATCCTCAGCAGACTTGGCTAGGAGTGCGTCCATACGGTCAAGGTTTTCAGCGCGCTTGGTTTCAAACTCTGCACGGCTTTCAGCAAATGTCTTATTCATAGATTTAGTATCCTCAAAATTCTTTTTCGAAATGTCTTGTTTTGCTGAAACGCCAGCTTGAAATTTATTGGCTTCATGGCCTAACGCGGCTTGAAGGAATTGCTTGTCGAGAGATTTAGCTAACGAAATTGTAGCTTGCTCATTGGCTGGAATAGTCACAGCACTAAGCTCAAAAATCTCTGACTTGAGAAATCTTAGACCACCACCTTTCATTGGGTGAGCTTCCAAGGGACGGAATCCGATAGAGACAGCACGAACAAGGCCAGCCTTAATTGACTGCCAAGCTTCATCTAGTCTGTCTTTGAGGGTTCCGGCTTCGTCTACAGAGGCTATCTCTGCCTCAAACTCGATCCCCTTAGCTGTAGGCTTAGAGAAACGGACTGTGCCAATCGGCTTAGAATGGTCATGCTGCCAAAGGAGAGGCAGAGGGTTCTTAAAGATTGCGCCTAGAGGCTCTACGACATCACCAACTCTATCAGGGGAAGGGGTTGTAGCAATACCTCTAAATGTGCGCCGTTCTACATCAAGGTTTTTCACCTCGAATAGGGAATAGGCTCTGTTCATGTTTGAAAAGTGCTTTCATAAAATCAACCTATTACAAAGAATTGGTAAGTGGGTTTTGGTTTATTGAAGAATGTACCTGCTGCTGCTCTAGCCATTGTGAGAGCCACCATTCCGTCAATTCGGCCTGTAGCTTTGGCTTTATCTAGCTTTCTGTTTCCAGCAGGATCAGTAGAGACTACAGCATTAGCTGCGCACATTGTGAGGACTGGATGATTGCCATGAGCAATTCTTTGTTCCAGTAGATCAGCCTCAAGTGTCATCAGAGCCGGAGACATAGAAGCAAATCCCTGTCCGAACTCTTTAAAAATGGCTTTGTCTCCGTCTAGCTGTTCCTCTTTGAAACCAGCCTTAAGGAGCCATGGCTTGAAATGTTGCCACTGCCATCTATCGAAATTGATTTGTTGAACGTCCATGCGCTGACAGTCTTCATAGAGGCTATGAGCGACGAACTCCCAAGAGATTGAGCGCCCTGGTGTGGTGTGTAGAAGGCCGTTCCTGTGCCATTGATCGTAAGGCATTCGATCCTCTCTAGCTCTGTCTGTCAGGCCCTCTTGAGGAAGCCAGAACGTAGGCTGTACGTGGAACTTGTTGTCCTTCCAGCTAACCCAAACTTTGGCAGTCAGATCGTTCACGCTGGATAGGTCTAGGCCACCATAAACAGGACCATCAAAGGGGAGGGGAGTGCTGCTGTTCTCTAGCCAGATTGTGCGGGAGATAAACGGCGCATTCATTTCCACTTGCTGATTCAGGATCAGGTTACGGAAGTCAGGTTCCCGGCTTGGCATTCGTCTAGCGGCATCAGCTTGGGATAGGACCTCCTTTTCATTCAGGAAGTCGCCAAGGGCTGGATTGGCTAAGCGGATTGTCTCGATATCAAAGGGGTCTGCCTCTGGTGGAGCGGTGTAAAGGCTCAACACGGTGCGGGGGTCAGCCTCAGTCTTGGCATCTTCAATAAGCAGAGACAGGAGGTCTGTAGGGTTTGGAGCCTGAGTGCTGATTACGATGGAGAGGGGATTACCCTGAGCGCCACATGCGGTTTCAAGGGCTTCATAAAGCTCACTACGGGGGCCTCTGACCTGGCCAAGCTCATCATGAACGATGAAGACCGGAGAAAGACCGTAAGCGGTGGATGCCTCAGCCGATAGGGCTCTGTAGAGTGTCCCCAGGTCTTGGCAGGCTAGCTGTTTGGCTGTGTCTCGAATGATGACCACGGGGGATAGGTCAGGAGATTGCCGGACCACCTTAGCTGCCAGAGAGAAAAGGATTGCAGCTTGGTCACGGGATTGAGCGGCGCTGTAGAGTTGGCCGTTACGTCTGGCCTCCGGCCCGCAAAGGTGCAGGAGAAGAAGGAATGCACTGAGAGAGGTTTTGCCGTTCTTTCGGCCGAATGAGAGGATCGCTGTACGGGTGCCCTCTGGATTGTCGTAAATGCGTTTGATTTCGTGCCTCTGCCAAGGCCGTAGGACAACCTTCTGACCAACTAAGCGGCCTTCCGGTACTCTGCATTTCGCTTCAATCCATCGGATATTCCGTTCGCCCCTAGTGAGGGTTTTGGTTATCCGTCAAATTCCCAAGGCTTGGCGTTCTGAGACGCATTCTTGGTGGCTGTGGCAGCAGCTTGGGGAGTGTATCGGCTTTGATTGGTGAGACGAAGCTTGGTGGCCTTATCAGCCATAGCCTTGGTCTCGCGTTCCCGCATGGAGAGAAATTTGTCGTAGAGCTTGAGGTTGTCAGGGTTGAAGTCCCTTACCTCTAAGGCCTCTACCTGTCTGGACAGATAATGAGCGGAAGATACGTGTCTGCAAAACTCTTTGAGTAGGGCCTGCAATGCAGCGGTGTTGAAAAATGTTGAAGCTTCGTTCTCTACCACCTTACGCCAGATATCAGTCTGCATTGGTGTTAGGTCAGTAGGGGGTTCGGGGCGGCCATCAATTGCCCCATCAGCATTAGTGAGAAGGCTAGCCGCAGACTTACGTCCACGTTGGTTCATAGGTGCTTATTTCCTTTAGGATGAAATGGGTAATGTTATGGATTATGAAAAAGAATGCCCACCACTGGTGTCCGACGAGAGGCTTTGAAACTTTCGGAACTCCCCCCGGCTAGTCATGGCGATGCTTATGGCTAATGCTCTCACTCATCGATGGGCCATCCGTCTAGGCCAATGGAGACGCTCTTGCGGTATCCGAACTGTTCGGCTGTGCGCTTGAGGTGACAGGGCTTGCAGAGGTTCCGGGTGTTGTCGTCTGTGTCGGTGCCACCAAGGGACAGCGGCTGTATGTGGTCTACCTCAACGGCTACAGTGATGACGCCTTTAGCTTCACAGTCCTGGCACAGTGGGTTACTCTGCAACCTCTTGGCTCTGAGCTTCTGTCCCTTGCTGCCTCGGTGTCTATAGCCCCTGTCGATGTGTCTCTTGAACTGGACCAGTTGCAATGAAGCGCCTCCTATTGATTTTACTGAGCCTATCGACGCTAACACATTCGGCAAGTGCAGAGGTTTTATACTGCACAACAACGGCAGCAACTGGATTTGTGAATCGGGAAGGTAGATGGAATTAGACTAATTTTAAAGAAGAAAGATTCACTATGAGTTTTTCAGGCAACAATATGAC